AAGCCCAGCAGGCTGTCCCCCTGCAGGGGCAGTTTCTTGGCGGCCAGGTCGGCCATAAATGCTTTTTTTGCGCTGGCGCTGGTAAAGTGCAGCCCGGCAGCTGCATTCTGGGCGGCATAGCCTGCCTGCAGCTCGGCTACTTTTGCGTCAGCAGCTTTCTGGGCATCGGCGGCTTTCTGCTGCCAGTCGGGGTCGTAGCCTTTCAGCTTGGTGTTGGCTTCCTCCAGCTGGGTGCGGATGGCATCACGCTCGGCTTTGGCCGTTTCGGCGGCCTGCTTTTCGCGGTTCACGTCCGCGCCGTTCATGGCGAACACGCGCTGCACCTGCTCATCATTCAGGCCAAGGGCTTTGAGATCTTCGGTTTTCATGGGTGTTACCTCCTGTGTAGGGTGTCAGATAGGCGTTTTTAGGTGGTTGCCGTCACCGTCTGTGCGGCTGTGTAAGCCCTGCCGCAGCCGGGCAAAAGGGTATAAAAAGTGCCCGCCTTGACCTCATGCGGTCAAAAGCAGGCATGAAAAAACCACGGTGCGGGTGCATCGTGGTTGAAGTGTTAGTGGGTTATTCGGGTAATTCGCCCAGTTGCCTCAGGAGTGATGTGTAGATTTGTGCATCTACCTGATCCAGCGGGATATTACCATCCAGCAAACCTTCATATTGCGGGTCAACTGGATGCTCTTTGAGGAATGCCTTCATTTTTTCAATTTCCTCTGGTGTAATATTGTACCCCATATTGTGAAATCTCCATTAAAAAATCTGTGACAAGATTATAGACAGCCGTTTTGGGCATCGTGGGGTCGTTTGCTGTGTGATTCAGCGTGCGAGCAGCCATTTTTAGAGAGATCAAATCGGTTGCGGCGGTCTTTTCCAGTGCATATACACTGCCGTCATTGCCGACAATCGTCAGCATCTGCATCGAATCCCGGCTCGCAAAGCCAAGAATATCCTCTGGCGAAAAGGTCATCCCACTTGGATGGTTGTGTATTGCAATGTGAGGCGTGCTGAAATTCGGGATGTGAACGCCTCCTTCCGGCTCGCCGGTAAAATATCCGCTCACGGGCTGCATATCCAGCCCGTAACAGCGGGCCTTTTCTATCCCAAGCGGAACCTTTCGGGCTTCCAGCAGCAGCTTTTTGTGGGCATTGGCAAGGGCACGGCTGCCCGCGGCGTCCAGCGTCTCACAGGCAAATGGCTGAATGTGCTGAATGCTCTGGATGGTAATCTCCTTGTACCCCAGGCTGATTTCTTTCAGTGTAGCATTGTTTTGGGCGGATTGCAAGGCACTTGCCGCCGCATCCGCCTGTTTCGCTTCCCTTTGCCCAAAGCCCGGCACCTCCGCCCTTGCGCCGTCCAGCCTCTCCCCGGTTTCTGCCAGGAACGCACTCAGCTGCTGCCGGGCGGCTTTCAGCTTGGCGGCGCTCTGGCCGGCATCCACCCCGGCGGCTGTTTCGGCCAGGTAACGGCGCTTGTACTTGCGCACCCTGCGTTCCAGCGCCCGCTGCATCTGGGTGATCTCGTACCGGGTGTACAGCCCGCCGCCGTAGGGGATATTGCGGGCGTCCAGTTCGGCCAGGCGTTCGTCCGTGTAGTTGCGCACGGAGATACCGGGGTAGAACGGGTAAAAGTTGTGGCGGCAGTTCCAGCCGCACAGGCCGGGTCCGGTGCCGTAACCGGTGGCGGTTTCAAAATCCTCGTACCGCTCACCGTCCTGCACCACAGCACCGCCGCGATGGTAAACCCGGCCCTGCCACACCGCATGGGTGGGGCGGGCACCTTCGTGGGCGGTCACCTCCACAAACTCGCAGTCCATCTCTTCCATGCGGGCCAGTTGCAATTTCGCACAGGTCTGGTTCACGCCGGTCAGCACGGCCCGGCGGGCGGCCACTTCCAGCGTGTCAGTGTGGCCGCTGGGGTAGGTGATGTACGGCATTGTGTCCGCCAGGTCATCCACCGTGCGGCGGATGGCGGTGCTGTAATCCAGGGCTCCGGTGCTGATCAGCCCCCACGCGCGGGAAAGCCGGTCCTCAAACGCGCCGGTCACCGTGTTGGCGGTGGTGGCCGTCAGGTTCTGCCAGGTGCCGCAGGTCTGGCGATACCCGGCATTCAGCAGGTTCAGCAGGGCAGGGGACTGGTTGACCGGCGGCGGGTCCAGCCCGGCAGCCGTATAAACGGCATCGTCCGCAGCCAGGGTCTGTGCCCCGGCGGTTTCCAGCAGCCGCTTGATCTCCGCCCGGCTTTTGCCGGTGTACCTGGCCAGGGTGGCAACGGTGT